ACCAACGGCACGCCTAGTCCTGTCACCTATACCGTCACAACCAATAACGCGGGCGGCAACGCAGGGGCGGGCAACAATACCGTATCGAATAGCGCTGCAGGCGGCGGCGGCGGTGCGGGCGGTCCTAACGGTGTCGGCGGCAACGGCGGCGGTTCGTCGTCGTATGTTGCAGGCGGCGGCGGCGCGGGTGATGGCGGCGGTAACGGTGCCGCAGGTTCTGCGCCGACCAGTGGCGGTCAGGGCGGTGGCAGTGGTGGCGCTGGCGGAACGTCAGGAGCGCAAAACGGCGGCAATGCTACATCCGGCAGCAGTGACGGCGGCGGCGGCGGATATGGTAACGATGTAACCTCTGGCACTGGTACAGGCGGTAACGGCGGCACTGGTACACAGTTTGACGCTACGCACGGCTCGGGCGGCGGCGGTGGTGGCGGTGGCGGTTCTAACGTAAACACTGCTGGCTTTAACAGCAGTGGCGGCAACGGCGCCAACTACGGCGGTGGTGGCGGCAGCGCTGGTAAGCTGCGCAAGGCTGGCACGTCTAATGCTGGCACGGGCGGTGACGGCCTTATCGTCATCACCTACACGGCAAATTCTGGCGTAAGCGCGTCACCTGCAAGCGGCAACCTAGCGCTCTCGACGACCGCGCCGTCTCGCGTTACTGACGTTCGGCGTGACCCTGATAGCGGCAACTTGGCGCTATCAACTTTCGCGCCTTCACTTGTCATCAATACTCCGCGCGATCCCGCGCAAGCTAATTTAACGCTATCGACGGTTGCGCCTACTGTCGAGCGAACCGCGCATGTCTTTGCGACGCCTGATGCGGCGCAGTTAACACTATCGACCGTCGCGCCCTCTCTCGTCGTCGACGTTCGGCGCGACCCTGCGAGCGCGGACCTAACGTTATCGACGGTCGCAGCTTCGCTCATTGTTGACGTTCGGCGTGACCCGGCGACGGCAAATCTAACGCTCTCGACTGTTGCGCCTGACAGGGTGACTGATCAACGGCGCGACCCTGCGCAAGCTAACCTCACGCTATCAACGACAGCTCCGACTGTCGAAGTTGGCTCACCTACACAGGACACAAATCTTAGCCCGGCAACGGCTAACCTTACGCTTTCGACTGTTGCACCGTCGCTGGTTCAGACGACGAACGTTAATGCAAGCCCGGCCACAGCGCAGCTCACGCTATCGACTGTTGCCCCGACCGTTCAAGTTGGCACTGGCGCAAATCTCAGCCCTGCTGCTGCTCAGTTAACGCTCTCGACCGTCGCACCATCCTTGGTGCAGACGACTAACGTCAACGCCTCGCCTGCCACGGCACAGCTTACGCTATCGACTACTGCGCCGACCGTTCAAGCTGGCGGCAGTGTAACGCTAAGCCCGGCGACGGCTAATCTGACGTTGTCGACCGTTGCGCCGACAGTTCAGGCTGGCGGCAATATCAATATCGTTGTTCCTGCCGCTGGCACGAATGACGCTAAGCTGCTGTTACCGCTCAACAGCACATTCGCAGACGCTAGCAAGCGTCACACTGTCACGACGCACGGCGACGTGCAGATTGACAGCGGGTCGGCGCTGTTTGACGGCGACGGTGATTATCTCACGCTTGAGCAGGGCGGCGGTAATCCTGACTTTGCTTTCGGTCTCGGCGACTTCACGATCGCGTGTCGGATCACTCCGCAGTACAATAACGGTGACCACGCCGTTATCGACTTTGGTTGGTTCAATAACGTCAACCTACTGCTATATATTGCCGACTCGACGCCTAACGGAAACCTGAGGGTATGGGCGGCGAACGGCAATCGGATTTCCGCGAATGTTATTCTGTACGACGATGTTGAGCGGCACGTTGCTGTTACCCGCGCATCTGGTGTAACGCGACTCTTTTTCGAAGGCGTGCAGGTCGGTGGGGACTACGCCGACACGAATAACTATGTATCAATTCCGGGTTACAGCCCGAGAATTGGCGATGATAGTTTTCCAGACTACTACCTCGGGCGCATTCGAGACCTAGTAATCGTCAAGGGCGCGGCGCTGTGGACGAGCGGCTTTACACCTCCGACTCCGTTCCATTCGTCTGATTTAATATTCGGTCTCTCGACCACTGCGCCGAGCGTAGATCAAGCTTTCAATGTTGACTTTAGTCCGGCTGCAGCAAACCTAACTCTATCGACGACCGCCCCGACTGCGGTGCAGACGGCGAACGTCAGCCTAAGCCCGGCCACGGCTCAGCTCACGCTGTCGACGGTTGCCGCGGCACTGGTACAGACTACCAACGTTAACGCCTCGCCCGCTGCGGCGCAGTTGGTGCTATCGACCGTTGCCCCGCAGGCAACAGTCGGGTTCTCGCTCACTCCTGCAGCGGCACAGTTAACGCTGTCGACCGTTGCGCCCACGCTAACGCAGGGGACAACGGCGAGCCTTAGTCCGGCAGCGGCTAATCTGCTGCTGTCGACGCTTGCGCCTACTCTGACGTTTTCAGAGAACCGTATTCTTGTCCCGACTACGGCGCAGCTTGTTCTGTCGACCGTCGAGCCATTCGTTCGGCTCACTAAGCCCGTCTATGACGGAACGATGGCGATAACGACTTATGGCGGGACAGTGTCAATCAGCCCTTACGGCGGCGAGTGCGTTCCTGCTGCGGGTAGCGGTTCAATGGACATTCACGAGGTCGGACTCTAATGCCCGAGACCATCACGCGCGGCGCTACCGTCATATTCGCGGTTAACTTTACTGACGCGAACGGCGACATTGCGAACCCGCTGTCGGCTGATCTTCATATTGCGTATCGCCGCAACAAGCAGATGCAGCACGCGGTCGTCGCATTGTCGCAGAGCGGCAATACATGGTCGGCGGCGTGGGAGTCATCGGTCGCGGATCAGTGTCAAGTTGATTGGCATGTGCGCTCGGTCGGACAGAACGTCTCAGCTCTGCAAGGTGCATTCAAGCTCGAGACGAACCGCGCTAACCCGAGCAGCTAATGCCGTGGGTTCAGTTCACACTGGATTATAATTGGCGACCCACCAAGACCTGCATGGTGTTTTATCGCGCAGGCAAAAAGTACCTCGTCACCACGGACTGCGCCACGGAAGCGCTCAAGGCTGGCGCGGCTTTCGGCGTAGAGAGACCTGAGGGAAAACATGCAGGCAGGATTGTTGCGCCATCGCGTCGGCTTCTACCAACGCCCGACGAATGACAGCAGCCCGGATTACGGCAACGTCGAGACCGAGTTCGCAGACGAGGCTGACTTTACTTGCGCAGCGTCGATCAAGCCTCGCCTCGGTGGCGAGGGTGTTCTAGCGCAGCGCTTGGCCGGAACGAACTTGGTCAACATTGTCGTTCGCCGATCGACGTTGACTGCCTCGGTCGACACAGGTTGGAAGATCAAGGACGAGCGCTCGGGCGTCGACTACAACATTCGCTCAATCATTGACCCGGTCGAGAATACATCGCGCCGTGCTCGGTGGATCGAGTTCCTCTGTGAGCGTGGCGTTGCCGTCTGATGGCGCGCAATCAAAGTGTCGATCGCTTTAGGCGTCTGACGAAAGAGCTGCAGCAAGAGTGCTTGCAGGCCGCGCACGATGAAATGCAGGCGCAGGCCGGTCGGCTTGTCGGCGTTATGAAAAGCGTTTGCCCTGTCGGTGAGGACGAGCCGCAACCCGGTCTATTGCGCAGCTCTATTGGCTTTACGTGGGGCAGTCCTCCAAAGACGAGGGCAACAGGGGCCTTTAGACCCAAGGGAAAGAATAACCTTGGCGTCAACGTCTATGCCGGAAACGACGAGGCGTTCTATGCGCGTTGGGTCGAGTTCGGAACGGCGCCGCATAGCGTGGCTGCAGGTTCTGACAGCAGCAGAAACAAGGGGCAGGGGTCGGGAATAATGCATCCCGGCGCGAAGCCTAAGCCGTTTTTTTGGCCTAGCTATCGCCTGATGAAAAAGACAATTCGTTCTAGCGTCAAGCGCAAGCTAACTGCCGCAATCAAGAAAAGGTCCGCTGAATGAGCGACCCCTCGCTGCCGCTGCAAGCTGAGATAATCGGCAGGCTCAAGGCTTACAGTACTCTGACCGCCATCGTCGGCAGTCGCATCCACGATCAGGTGCCGAGCGGACCACAGACATTCCCCTATGTCGCGCTCGGCGAGTGTCAGGTCCTACCTGACAAGGCGCAGTGCGTCGACGGTACAGAGACATTCCTGCAGATCGACGCATGGTCGAGAGCGGTGGGATTTCCCGAGGTCAAGCGCATTGCTGCGGCGATCGTTGCTGCGCTCGACGACAACGAGACTCTAAACGTCGCCGCTTACAACGTAGTCGTCTTTGAACTTTCCAGCATTCAGTACCTGCGTGACCCTGACGGAATAACGCGGCACGCCGCGCTGACATTCCGCGCGCTAATAGACTTGGCGTAATCCGCGAAAAACGCTGCGAGGGCAGCGTCTCTATTCCCTCATCACGCAAGCCCGGCCACTGCCGGGCTTTTTTATTGGAGCAATGCCATGGCACAACCGACCGTCCTTCCGGGGACTAAGCTGCTAATTCATGTTGAGAACGACGCCTCGCCCGCTACGTTCAGCGAGCCGTGCGGTCTCACGACCAAGAACGCAACCATTCGTGCGGCAACGTCGACGACAGTCATTCCCGACTGCGCCGACCCTGACGCTGCGGCATGGGAGTCGACCGATGTGACCTCGCTTTCGTTCGAGGTTTCCGGCTCGGGCGTCATGGGAACAGTCGCGTTCGCAGTGTGGCGACCATGGGCAGAGTCCGGCGCCAACAAGCGCGCTCGCATCGAGGTCGACACTATTGGTTATTGGGAAGGCGA